TGTAATCCTGTTAAATTTCTTGATTGAGAATATTTAAGCTTAATAATTGCAAAAGCGCAATTAGTCATCAATTTAGTGCCATCCCATTTATAAGTTAAATCAGGATCGCTCATTATTGTTATAGCGCTTGAATTTGAATTAGTAGGTTGATTTGATCCATTTCTATAAAGATATATATTCATATAACCTGATATATCTTGAATTTCTTCTGTGCTTGGATCAAGAAGTGAAATCACTTTAGTTAAATCTGTATTATCAAATATACATTTTTTTCCACCCCAATACACATCTCCAAAAGTTATAGTATCAGGTGTTCCACCTGTTTCTGTATTTGTTACTTCAGACAAAGCAAATACATAATAAAGCGTTTGATTATCTGTAGTAATAGAAAGGTCTGTAATAATACCGCCTGCCCAAGCATGACCATAGACAACAGGAAGTTTATTGTCGCCAGCAGGTGGAGTTTGTGCGCGAGAACCAGGATTAGGTTCAGGTTGTTGTGCCGCTTGACTTGGTGGGGTAGGTGCTAATAATTTAGATAAAATAGCACTAGCCAACATTTGAATAGCAAAGCTTAAAGGATTAAATGCTGAAAAAGCACTTATAAGTTTATCGACCATTATTTACTCGCCAAAGATTTTGTGTTTTAATCATTCCAAATTTTTCTAAATTAGTATTACCATAAGAGCCTATTATAGCTTCAGATATTTCACCATCATAAAGCATACAATCAGCTATTCTTGCATATTCTTTAATTAATCTAGCCAACAATATTTTACTTCTACTGTGCATTAAAATTTCTTGTAATTGATATATGCCCTTGCACCAAATACATTCTATTTTTACTGCTATTAATATTCCTGTTTGTTTTTGATCTATTAATATAAATCCTTGTCCTGCTATTATATTTGTAATGAGTTGCATTACATGATTTCTTGACCATTTTATAGGATCATGCGCCATCGGATTATTAGATTGGATCGCAAAATCTTTTATTAAGTCTATTATCTTGTCTATATCGTATTTGTTAGCTTGTCTTATCAATTTCTATAAACACTTGGATCGCGATCCCTACCAAAGAAATAATTAATATTTTGAATGACAGAAACTCGATCCATTGAGGTATCTGAAGGTGTAAAAAATTGCCATGAGTTATTATTGGTATATCTGCCTGCGGTTCTGTTCTGTAGAATAATTTGAATGCTTGATGCGCTTACATTAATTGCGCCATAATACATTCTAGCTTCTTCAAACCATTGCTCTGTAATATTAAATGAATTGACATAGCCTGTAAAAAACTTATAAAGACCGCCTGTGCCACCTGTAGTTATAAGCTCATTATTGTCATCAAAAAATCCATGCCACATTTCAACAAGAGAACCTTTAATCTTATTGCTTAATACCCAACCTAATTCGGCAGTATTAATCCCTATTAAAGTAATAGATGTTTCATTAGCAGTTGATTTAATATCTCTTTGAACATCGCCTACTTTAACCAATGCACCTAGCGCATCAAAAGGTTCGGCATCAACGGCAGGGATTGTAAGTGCGGAAGGCGTAGAAGCTAAACGATATATAACAGTATCACCCAAAGCATCTTGAGTAGTAACGCGGATAAAATCCGCCATTCTGATATTATTCGTATTTTGTAGTGGTGTTATATTGTTTGACATTATAAGACTGCTTCTATCGCTTTAAATGTGCCATTCCATTGAATAAATGAATCATCAGTCATAGGCACAAGAACATAGTTAGGATATTGTTGAAGGATTACAGGAAAAGTTATGCCTGTATATGTTGCGCCGCCAATAGATTGTGTAGTGCCATATTGACCTATGACTGCATTCATAGGGCTTAAAAGTGTAGTCATAATAGTTCTGTGAACGGGAATATTAACTGTAGAGCCGCTACCTCTTTGAACATTGGCAGTTGCTATATAAGAATATCTATCAATTTGTAAGAAATCGCCTGTCTTTACAATATATTCTGTAGCGCCCATTGTAGGTAACGATCCTAATACAATAGTTTTATTTGCTGAAGATGTTTGATATTGACAAGCGCCAATTTCGGCAGAAGTCATATCGCCTTGATAATAAATATAATTAGCCCAGCCCGTTACACCAAAATTAAGATATTGTTCAAACTCTCGATCAGCCGCTCTTAATGATGATAGCAATTGTCTATTTTGAGAATACAAAAGATAATTCATAGGCTTCATATCAAAGCCAAAAGGTTGCACACCAAGGATTTCAGAAGTAGATATTCTTTGATTTCGGCTCATCATTTGACCAATAAATCTTTGATCGTTAATACCTACTGATTCAGCTATCGAAAGGATTGTATTTAAAGTTGCCATATATATTCATACCCAATAATTTTGCTATATATTCTATTTTGAAGTGTCGTTCTAGGAACTCCACTAAATCTAACTGCATCCATTAAACTATCAAAACAACCAAAAGGAGTTTTTACTTTTTTAGCAAACGGATTTTTTCCACCAACATATTTATTTTTTTTAGCTTCAGACATTTTTTTTCTTGTTTCAATAGATGGCAAACTTGATAACCTTCCTTCGCCGCCATTAGTAAAATTTACTAAAATATAAGATTTTTTATGCTTTGCTATTTCTTGTATTTCTAATTTATTAGCTTCTTCATTAGTTAAATTTGTATATAAAAATTCAACTATTCTTCCATGTTTTTTATAAATTCTATTCCACCATTCACTTCTATTAGAAATGCCTGTTGAATAAGCCCTTCTCATTCTACCTTTGCCTATATAAAATGGCTCTTTAGTATCAGCAGTTAAATGAATATAAACATAGTAATCATTCATTATTATCTGCTTTGTGGAAGCCCTCTTTGTGCTGACTGATAACTAGCCCATACACCTTGTTTATTTTTAGCCAAGAATTGTAAACCTGATTGTGTATCAATAGCACTCATGTTAGCAATGTAAGGACCATTATAAACTACTTGAGGTTGATTGCCCATGAGGGAATTAACTCTGTTGTTAGGCACAATAGTTCCAGCAGATTTAGGAATAAATAATTCAGGACCATTCTCACCAACCATTGAAGGACTATTTATATCACCACCGCCAGCTTTACCGCCCCAAAAAGCAGTTGAACCAAATGCGGGTGAAGCGCCACCGCCAAATAAACTACTAATAAAGCCACCAATTCCACCACCGCTACCGCCACCAAACAAACCTAAAATAGATGATGCAGCTTTTTGAGCTTGTAACCTAGCCATTTCGTGAAGAATGCTTGTAATAAATCCTCTAAAATTAAGCTTACCTGTTTCAAAAAATTGAGTTAAAGTATCTTCAAGATTTTGTTGTAAAGCTACAAAAGATTGTTCTGCCATTTTTGCAGAATTAGCAGCATTTTCAGCATAAGAAGCAAAAGCTTTTTTCCATCCATATTCAAAACTTCTTTGATCTTCTAAAGTTTTTTCCATTGACATAATTCTTTGTTTTTCTACTTCAGCATATTTGGCAATATCCTGATCTGTCATTTTCTTTTCATTTCTTAAAGCTATAATCTTTTGTTGAAGATCATAATATTCAAGCGCAATCTTTTTTTCATTTTCTTGAGCAAAAGCTAATTGATTTTCAATTTGCAATCTTCCCATTTTGGCTTGAGATATAAGAACTTCTTTTGCATAAAATTCTTTTTGTTTTACTAATATTTCATCATCTTTAACAACTCGAATATCTTTTTTAGGTGCGGCTATTCCGCCAATGCCTGACATAATGCCAGGAACATTAGCGCCTTGAACAGAACCAAATTCTCTTTGACTTGGAGCAACATATTTTGCAATACCTTCTTTATCTTTCCAAGCCGCCCACCAACCCGCTTCTTTTCTAATTTCAGCAAATCTATCAACAACTCCTTTTGATCTTTTTTGCCAATCTTCCATTGCAATAGTTAAAGATTCAAAAGCAGGAGCAACCGCATTGGCAAGAGTTACTTTTAAATTCATAAAGAATCTGTCTAATCTATCAACAGAATTTCCTATGCTTTTAAAAGTTTCTTCCGATCCTTTAAATAAATTTTTATTCTTTTCAAATTCTTCCGCCATGCCTTTAATATCAACACCTTTAATGGCGCGACCAAACATATCCATTGCAAGCGCATTGCGCTTGGTAGTGTCTTCAACATTAGCTAGGGATTTAACAGTTTTTTCGAATAGTTCTTGAGGGGCAAGCGTTCTTAAATCTTTAAGAGATACGCCAATAGATAAAAATGCTTTTTGAGCTTTAGATGATCCTTCAGCCGCTTCATCAACTTTATTAGAAAATGCAGCCATAAGTTTGCCAGCATCTTCAGTATTTCCACCATTGACAGATAAAGCTTGCGCCATCCGTAATACGGATTGGACTGACATATCATTGGCTTTAGCGACATCATTTATTTTGTCTGCAAAATTAATTGCTTCGCGAGCGGAAGCAGCAAAAGCAGTTCCAACGGCAAGTAGTGATAATTTAGCGCCTGCGCTAAAACCTTCTACTTTGTCTTTAGCTTTACCTAAATTGGCATTAAACTCGCCTGCATCAAGTCCAAGTAAAACCGCTAATCTTGAAATAATAGCCATTATTAACCTTTAAATTTATCTATACTAAATCCAGGCGCTTGCGACATAAATGTTAATAAAGATTGGCTTACATCCGCTTTTTCTTCACCATAAATATAATCATAAGCACTACCAATAACGGCTTTTAGACTATAAGGCATGCTACTACTTGGGCGCATATAATTAAACACCCCTGCGGTAAGCGTTCCTAGGGTCGTTATAAGGTTTCTATTCCCAATTAACCCATCAGCATACATGACTGTTATTTCGTTCATTGTAGCTTCATCTAGCGCGTCTATGTCTTGTATTGTATGCCCGTTAAAAACCATAGACGCACGAACTTGGGTTCTTAACGAGCCTACTACTTTGACTTTATGTCTTTATAGTCAGGGCTAATAACCTCGTTAATTTTTTCCACCAAAGTCATTTGAACTGATAATGGAAATTCAGCTTCTACATCTTCATAAGTTATATCTTCTAATGATCCTGTTTCAGGTATTAAAAATTTAATATATTCAGCTATTCTATGTTGCAAAATATGTTTATTTCTAGCAGTTTCTCTCATTGATCTATCTTCGATAACCACATCGCCATCAACTTCTTGATCTCTAAAATCATACAACACTACTAATTTATTATTATCATCCAAACCTTCTTTAAAAATCATGGCTTGATATTCTTGTTCTACTTTATCTTCATTAGGATTTTTAAAATAATTATAAATAGCTTCAATTTCTTGAACGCTTGGCACTCTTACTTTAAATGTATGATCGCCTAATTCAAACGACCTAGTTAATACTGACAATCTATTTTCCTCGTATTTTTTACCGAGGGCTGATCCTAATTTACTCATATCTTATTTTCCTTGTGTTGTTGGTGTTAAATTTTTAGCTTTATATGAATCCATTTTTTGTTTTAAAATCATACCTAACTTTGATGCTACCATTTGAGCTTGTGATTCTAATGATATTCGCATAAATGGTTTTGCTGACATATTAGAAGTTCCAAATTCGTTTGCAATAGCTCTTGCATCAGCCATTATGCCTTGCTCGTTATAAAATTTTCTTTTGGCTTTTTTGTAATCTTTACCTTTTAAATTTCCATACTCTTGATGGAATTTCATTTTTATTTTTTTAGGAATTGGTCGAGATGAAACAAGGGATATAACTGAATCGTTTGGTGTTATATATCTTGATTTCATATCTTTTCTAGTAGGTCGCCTTGCAGTTATATACAAGGATCGATCTAATGCACCTGTGTCTTTAGGTGATAAAGTTTTTGCCATAGCCAATACAGGCTTCATAGCTTCTCTTACTGCTGGGATTAATACTTTACTTTTTGCGTCTTTATCGCCAAATTGTTCTTGAAATTCTTTAAATGCTTCAAGAGTTTCTTTTAACCCATTGACCGCAAATGTAACTCCCATTAATCTGCCTTAATTATTTTATGATAAATCGCATTATTTAGTTTAATTGCATAATCAACTGCTTCTTCAGGTGTGAGTTTATCCGCATGGTGCTTTGCAATCTCATGGGCTAAATTAATTCCTGTTAAGCGTTGTTGGGCAAACCCAAACCAATTCTTTTGACCTGAACCAGCTTGGGATACCAAATAACTTAATAGATCATCACTTGTTTTAATTTGTGTTGTCATTTCTTTTCCTTTTTTAATTAGTTGTTTGTCCAACCATATAAATTACCGCGTGGGTGAACTGTAAACATACATTTAGCTTCAGCAGAAGGATTTGAATCAACTTTAAATTCACCAACTCGACCTACAAAAGCATAAGCAACATCAGCACCTAAACCATCAGTAGCAAGAACAACAAAAGTTCTGTCAATAGTGCCATTGTAAGCATCATCTTTCATTAATTGTAATTGACTGTCAGCAGGATTCCATGCCGCAGTAATTGTCATTGATGTTGGAGCTGCTTGAGTTGGGATTTTGTCAGATTGTCTAGCACCTGCTACACCAAAAGATGCAACTGCATCATCTTGACCGAATGCTGGAACTGCTTCTACAGGAATTACATTTGAGCTAATAGCAATAGCATTTACATCAGCCCATGTATTTAATTCTGTTAAATCTAAAGGTGTTGGATTTGCACCTGGTTGAGCATAAAGGGTTGCGCTAAACCCAGGTAAAACTTTATTTGGAAGTGCCATAATTAAATTTCCTTTTCATTAAATAATCAAAAAATCTTATGTTGGAATATATAAGGTGCAATCCATAAAAATGTTAAATAGATTGATCTCATTGTCGTATCCATTATATAACCACACTACATCAGCTTTAGATATTGGAAAACTTGAAGGATCGGATGAATCGCCAAATATTCCACTATAACCATGAAGCGCTTGCAAAATACTATTTGCAGTTTCAAAACTGTTTGCCATTGAAGTAGAAAATACACTTATTTGAAAAGTAGGTGTATCAATACCTTTATTATCCTGAAACGAACCTGTATAAACAGGCTGATGCACATTTCTTAATTGCCAAGTTACAAAGTCAGGTTGTGTAGCAAAATTTCTGTTGAAATTAGCATACACAGGCACAGGTGATATTATATCACTTAACTGCCATTGTATCGACTTTGCATAATCATTTACATTCTGTTGGGTAGCCATTTTAAACCTTTGTTTCAGGATCGGAACGATAGCACATCAAAGTTACATTCATTCTGTCATTAGATTCTAAACAGTCTGTAATACGCCAATCTTTATTGCGCCAAGTAATAGAATAAAGGTTTTGATTATCCACAATATCTTTCATCCAAGGCGTGTAATTCATTGTGAATTGAATTAAGTCTTGATATACACGATATCTTTCCGTAATAGCAAGTGAATTCTTTACATCAGACACTAAAGGTCTAGTTGTAAATTTCTTTGTTATCGTAGTGGTATATTGACCATAGGCATCAGTGCCAAATGTTAGATCATTAACATCCACATTCTCGTAGCGTTTAATTGCCATTTACATCACCAATGGTTTATAAGGTCTTAAAAGTGCATCCACTCCGTAAGGTATATTTTGTAACTTGCTTAAAGTTGTTTCTGATCTATTGTTATAAAGATGAGTTAATAACAATAAAGCCGCTTGTTTGATAACAGGATAAGCCTGTAAGAAATTAGGATTAACTGTATATTCAATAACAATAGGTGAAGTTACAACTGTATTAACATCGCTAGGCATTCCGCCTGGCAATATTACTTTGTTACCTGTTGGATCATAAACATAAGCAGAAGTAGCTAAAGTTGTAATAACTACAGGATTAGCATTGTTGTAATATTTAACACTATTAATAACAACGCCACCCGTATTAAAACTATCTTTATAGGATACTTCAGGCAAATCTAAACAAACAGGGTTAGCATACAAAGAACCAAGACCATAATAAGAACGATATGAAACAGGGAATATAGGCATACCAAGATAATCCTCAATGTGCATACGAACCGCTAATTCTAAACCTTCTAAATAAGAATCTTGTGATTCATCACCAAACAAATTTAATTGATTAGTGATTTCCTCTAATGTTAGCCAACTTGTTGTTAATGCACGATTGATTTGTTCAAACTTATCATAGTTGAACGGATTTCTAGTGCCACCACCAAATGGTATTTGTCCTAAAGTATCAGCCATAATTAACTCGCGTAAATAAACACACCAGCACTAGGATTTCTAACTGTAGAAACTACACGCTTTTCAGCATATAAAGTTACAAAGCCAGGTTTGGTTTGGTCGTAGCGTTTTAATGTCATTTCTTCATTGTCAGCAATAGTCATAAACTGATCCCAACAAGCTAAAGTTCCCATAAATGCACCAGCGCCAGCAGTTTGGAAATAAGAGTTAGGAATGACAGGAATGCCAAATAAATATAACAATGCTCCGCCATCTTTATCACCAACTTCTAAAAGCAATGGTAAACCACCTGTTGCAGTCATTAATCTTAATTTAGCAATAAGACTTGGGTGCATCATCCATGCAGTTGAAGGTAAATACCAATATTGTGCAGGAAGTTTATTTAAAGTATTAACTAAATCTTCATAAGTTGGAGCAGTTGGACTAAATGCTTCATAAATTACTGTATGAAGTCCGTTAGTAATTGCAGTTCCGCTTGATCCGTATGAAGCCGCACTTGTGCTTCCAGGATATGTAATCAATCCTCGAACGCCATTAGTTGCGCCTGTAGTATAAGTTGTTGAGCCAGCTTGATCGACATTTAAAACCATAGCTGAAGCTTCTGCTTGAGAAAATTCAAGTATTAAATCGCTAACAATTGTTTCATCAATATTATTAATATCAGATAATAATGCAGTTCTTAATGGTAATTGTGCTGATAAATTTCTTGTAGGTAATTGCCAAATTGAAGTAGCAATTCCTGGAGTGCCGTCATTAGGTGTAAATGTATAACCCCATGGATTATTAGGGCTTACTTGATTTAAAACATTCCCTGTTTTAGCAACAAATTGAGCCGCTGAACCTGTAAAAGTTACCTCGCGCGCCCATCCTCTAAACGGATTTGCTAAACGGAGTGCCGCAAAAGCATCATCAAAATAAGTTCTTCCGCCTTTGTCTAGTCCGCTACCTGTAAGTTGAGATGCTTCATTTACATCTTGTTGGGCTTCTTTTTTTACAAGATTAACTGTAGCTTTACCTTCAGTTAGTGCTTGTTTTATGCCATTTAAAATTCTTTCAGATGTATTCATTTTTCTTTCCTAAAAAATTAGAGAGAGGGGGATTGCTCCCCCACCCTGAACAACAAATTTAGAATTAATCTAAATATTGTGCTGATCTATAACGAATGATACTGAATGGATCGACCACAGATGTTGCTAGACGCTTCTCACCATAGAATGTGATATAGCCTGGCAATGTTTGGTCGTATCTACGCATAACCATATTTAAACGATCAACGATTGTATGACCGCGATTCCAATCACCGAAGTAAATTGGGAAAGCGTTTGTATCTACTGAAGGACTTGGTGTAGTAGGAATAAGTGGGTTAGAAACATACTTATTAACTACAACATCAAAGCCAAGTAAAGTGCCAACAATACCATCATCGCGTGAAAGACCATCAATGTAGATTGGGCGACCATTGTCATCAACTAAACCGCGAATTGCCGCAAGCATTAGTGGATTGATAACAAATTTAGCAGTTGGTGTCCAATATTGTTGTGGTAAAGCATAGATGAAATTCACAATGTCTTTATATTGAACATTGTTAAATAGACCTACACCATTACCAGCACCTTCAGCATCAGAGCCATTAGGAATTAATTGGTCATAAGTAGCTAATGAATGTAAGCCACTTGATGAGCTTGTTCCTGTAGAACCAAATGCCGCAGTTGTTGTTTGACCACCAGCGTATGTGCCAGCCGCACCAGCATATTGATTAAGACCGCGTAAGCCGTCAGAACCACCATAAGGTGTTGTGTTATCGCCAACTGATACTGCAACTTGATCGTTATTTTGAATCATTGAAAGAGCTTCTTGTTGTGAGAATTCTAACAACATATC